TCGGTGATCTGCTTGGTCATCGCTTCGAGCGGTGCCTGGTATGAGGCGGTGACGTGGGCGATGGCGTCGTTCATCTCGGCTTGCATGCGCGCGAGGTTGCGCTGCAGGTCGCCGATCTGGCGGATGTCGGCAGCGGCTTCGCCGTTGTTCTGGGGCACGTTGATCTGTGCGGTTGCTTTGATTCGGGTCTTGGATGCCACGGTGGTTCTCCTTGGTTGGTTATTTGAAAATTGCCCACACGATCCAAGCGATGGCGCTTACGACGCTGACCGGTATAAGTGCGAAAAGATTGCCGATGCCGCTGAACATGCCGCCACCGTCATCGACGATGAAGAGCGCCCAGAACACGCCGATGAGCGTGATGGCGAGGGGTATCCAGTGGGATGAAAAAGTAATGGTCATGGCTGATCTCCTTTAAGTCGGCACGTGAAGCTGCCCCAGCAGATCGGGCAGCGGGATGCGGCGCAGCCGGGATTCGAGGCCGAGGCTGTGCATGGCGCGGCGGCGCAGAAAGGTGCAGGTCTCTTCCAGCTCTTCCGGCGTGGCGGCGATGTAGTAGCCGTGCCTGGGCGTGCCGCAGACGGCGAGGCCTTCGTCGCGCAGGTCGCTCACCATCGTGCGCACGTGGCGCTCGTTGGCGCCGATCTGGCGGGCGATGTCTTTGACGCCGATGCCGTTGCCTTTGCCGATGTGGCGCGACAACAGGGTGACGAGCTGGTCATTGGTTTGCATCGTTGAAACCTCCTTTGATGAGTGCCTGTTTAACGGCGGCAGGCATGGGTTTGCGGGGGGTGGCGGGTGCGGCGGGTGCGGTTGGCGCGGGCTGTGCCGGTGCCGGTGCGGGTGCTCCGCCCACCGGCGTGCGGCCACCGCGCGCGGCTTCGATCTGCGCTTCCTTCTTGGCCTCAGCCTTCTCGCTGAAGCCCGCGATGATGGTGAGCAGGTAGCCGTGGCCTTTGAGTGGCAGGGTGAGCGCGTCACGCTTGGCCAGCATCTCGGTCATGGCCATCACCCAGTAATCTTGCGGGGCAGACCAGATGCGGCCGCCGCGCTCGATCTTGGCTTCGGCGATCATGGGTAGCAGTTCGCGCAGGAGGTTGGCCACGCGGTCGAACGAGAGCTGGCGCTGCGCCGGGCGGAACAGGCCGAGGTATTGCACCAGCAGCTTGCCCAGCGGCGCGGGGATGGCCAGCGCGGTCATGACGGCCTCGCGCGCGCCTTCGTTGCCCAGCAGCACGTCCAGGCTGGCAACAGCGCCGCAGGCTGGGCAGGTGGTTTTCATGCCTGTTCCCCGGGGAAATAGCGAAAATGCCGCTTAACGCCCTCTGCATGGATGCAGCCGAGCTTGACCAGGTAACAGATGGTGACGCGCACCCTGTGTCTCTCGGCGGCCATCTTGTTGAGCCTTGCGTACACTTCCGGCAGGGTCAGGCCGGGCTGTGCGGTGATCAGGTCTTTTACTTCGACGGATACGCCGGACATGCGGCTCACCTTGGCCTTCTGCATCTTGGGGATGGCGCGCCTGCGAACAACCCGTCTCGCCGCCTGCTTGGGTGTCGTGGGATTCTTGGGCGCCGCCTGCTTGCCGTAGCGCTGGGGCTGGCTGGGTGCGTTGCCCGCAATCCACCACACGACAGACTCGCTGCCGCCCTTGATGATCTTGCAGCAGCAGACTTCGCGCGCCTGGTACATCTCCATCAGCACCGCTTCGACACGCCTGCGGTGGTGGCCTTTAGTCAGCACCACGGTGTCCACCGGCTTCTGCGCGGAAGAGCCGGACAGCGCTGCGCGGATCTCGTTTTTCAGGTCAGCGAGCATGGCCTGCCCCCCTTGCGTTGTAGAGGAAGGCGATGCCGGACATCATGTCGGCCTCAAGCACCGCCACGGTGTCCTTGTCGATCTCGCCAGCCGTGTGCAAGCCGATCAGGTAGCCCTGCAGGCGTCCGACCGCTGCGTGGGTTTCTGCCTCGCTGCCGAATGCAACAGCCTGGCTGATGCCGTTGCGCAGAAAAAGCATGGCCTCGTATTGCTCGTGTTGGACCAAGCGGCTCATGCTGTCCTCCCGGCGTTGTGCGGGTTCGGCGCAGGAACCGCCCACTTGATCTGGCAGCCGAAGCGGAACACCCAGCCGGTGCGGCGCTCACCCCACTCGCCGCGCTCGTAGGCGTGCACGATGTCGTCGAAGCGGTCACACATGGCGCTATGCTTGACGATGATGCACGGTTGCGCGGTGTCGCCCCCGACACGCAGCACCTTGATGCCGTTGACTTGGAGCCAGCGCACGCAGTAGCCGGCCACCTGCGCGATCTGTAGGCGTTCGACGGCGTTCATGGCTGTATCCCCGCAACCAGTTTTGGGTATTGCCGCACGTCGCAGCGCAGGATTCCGCCGTCTCCGCTGTCGATGCCGATGGCGCGGCCGTTGAGGCATTGGGCGAACGCTTCGTTGGTGGCTTGCAGGTCGGCGTGGTGCTGCATGAATGCGCTCGCCTGTTCGGCGATGCCGGCCAGCACCAAGGCAACCACGGCGGCGACTAATGCCCAGTGCAACGGCGCACTGCGCCGTTCGAGGTCGGCCATGATGGCGTTCTCCTGCTCTGCTTGCTGTTCTGCGCGGATGCGCGGTGCGTGGTCGATCATCATTTACCTCCCTTGTGTTGGCAGCTTTGGCAGGCGCGCCACTGGCGCATGGCCTGCGGGCTGCTGGTGGGCGTGCCGGCGGTTGATGTGGTGCGGCAAGTCGCATGGGTGATCTCAATGCCGGTGTGCGGGCAGGTGATGCGGGCATACAGGCCCGTCACCTTGGCGGCAATCTTGTCGGTCTTGGCCGGATACTTGTCGGCCAGCACCAGGGAGATGGTGGTGCGCGATACGGCCAGTTCATCCGCCACGGCCTGATTGCTGGATGCCGCCACCTTGGCGCGCAGGAGGGTTAGCCAATCCATAGTTGGGGTCATATCGCCACCTCGGTCTTGGTGTTGGGGTCGTAGACGGTGCCGCGATCAGGCCGCCAGACGGGCGCTTCCGGGCCGCTGTCTTTTTCGTCGGTGAGCCACCAGCGTTTGTAGCCGTTGCTGGTGAGCGATGTACCGGCCTCGCGCTTCGGCAGCTCGATCAGATAGCCCGCCTTGGCCAGCGCCCGCACGTACTTCTGCACGTTGCTGGTCATGTCGCCACTGGTCTCATCGGCCACGAGAGCAATGATCTCGGGCACGCTGAACTTGCGACGCAGGCGGATGGCACGCCAGATGCGGATGCGGGCGGTGTTCTTCCAGACGCGCTTGCCGTTTTGCTGCTTGTCTTTTGGGCCGGAGCGGTACCGCGCACCGGATTCCAGCGCCTCGATGCCCGCCTTGGTGATGGTGTGGCAGCCTTCGTCCGTCTTTTCGAGCAAGCCGCTGCCGCGCAGCAGGCGGCAGGATTGCTGCACCTGCCGCTTGCTGAGCGAGGTGAGTTCGAGCAGGCGATCTTCGGTGATGCACTCGCGCATGCCCGAATCCCTGATGGCCGTTAAGACCTGTTCGGCGATCCAGGCCATTTAACGCCCCCCTTTCACCGACACCATGCGCGGTCGGCGAGCTTGCCAGTCATGGGTCAGCACCTGTCCGGCCATGTCTTGCAGGCTGACGGCGCTGTTGCCGTTGCGCTGGGCGGTTTGCTCGACCGTGGCGATGGCGTTCATCACCTCGCGCACGCGGCCACCGCTTTGCCTGTGGATCTCGGCGATCAGGTCCGGGGCGATGGTGACTTCGGCCAGCTGGCGGCAGATCTCGCTGACATCTTCCGGCGTGGCCGGGTGGAACTCGACCACCTTGGCGATGCGGCTGCTGATCTGCAGGTGGCGGGCAATCTTGGCTTGCACCTCGTCCATGCCAACCAAAATCACCATCACTTCGGTCAGGTCGGACAGGTCGCGAATGGCTTCCAACACCTCGGCACCATTGCGCAGGCAGTGTTCCACCTCGTCGATCACCAGCGGGATCTGTTGCCCGCCCAGCACGCCGGCGATGCGCCCGAACACATCCTTGGCGCGGCCACGGCTGTCGAGCTTGAGGGTTTCGGCCAGCTCACGCATGAAGTAGCTGGGCGTCCATTCGACCTTGGCGCGCAGGTAGGCGGCACCGTTGGCAACAGCCCACTGGTCAACCGTCTGGCTCTTGCCGTAGCCTGCGGGGCCGGATACCAGCATAAGGCTGGCTTCCGATGCGCCGCGTGTCTCGACCGCGCTGATGCCGGTGCGGAAACGTTCGTAGTTGCTGATGTTTTTGACAAAGACCTTTTTCACTTTTAGACTCCCTTTCGTAGTTACTTCACGTTGCTACTGCTACAAGGCTGCCGGGTAGTTGCACCTATCCGGCAGCCACCTCAAAACCCTCTCCGAACAAGTCCTCCCACTCGCTGGTGTTGACGTACCAGTCGAGCCAATGGGCATCCTGTTCGTTTGCTTCTTTGGTGTTCGCCTTCAACCAGCGGTATTTGGCGGCGTCGCTGGTGAAGATCGGGCGCTGCACGGGCATGGCTAGCACGTTTGCAGGTTGTTCGATGGCCGCAACAGGTATGGGGGTGGGTATCTCGACGGCCGGAATAACCACTGAGGCCATGCTCTCGATGATGTTGCCGGGGCGCTGCGCCTCGATGTCGGCGATCTTCTTGCCGAGCCGCTTCTGCTGGGCGTCAGCACGCTTATCCAGGGCGATCTCGTAGAAGCTGCTCGGGCGGTAGTTGCGGGCGGTGTAGAAGGCAGCCTCGCAGATCAAGTCGCCATCCAGCGACTTGACCCATACGCGAGAGCCATCCTGTATGTCGTAGGCCACCATAACGGCGTCTCCGTTGAGGTTATCCATGTCCGGGTGGTGGTAGGTCTGGCCCATGATGCTCACCACGCCGCGCGTCACTGTCTTACGCTCGTGCACGCGGAATGCGTCTTCCAGATCAGCCTCAACCAACGGTTGGCGAGGCCAGTCTTCGGCAACGAACTCGGCCATGCGCTCGTTCGGTGTCATGTGGCGCTTCTTGCCGGTGATGGGGTCGGCGATCTTCGCCAGCTCGCGGTGTGGCATATCGTTGAATTCCATCACCACGCGCTTCACCCAATCCACCGCCTCTGCGTAGCTGCCAAACACCAGCCCGCAGCCAGCGCGCTCGGCCTCTGCTTTGAGACGCGCCACCTCATCGTTGTCGCCAACGGCCTGCGCCTTGACCATCTTCTGGGTGATCTTGTGGACGCGCTTATGGGCTAGGCTGTCCATACCTTTACCCTGATAAGTCGCCAGCTCCTTGGCGCGCTCGTCCAGGTATTTGTTGAAGTTCTCGGCGATGCCGTTGGCCTGGCTGTTACCCGGAATGTTGTGCACGATGCTGATGCCGCGCCGCGCCGCCACTGAGGTGACTGGGTCGAATTCCACGCGGTCGTTCTTTACTGAGCCAGTGTTGTCCGTCTGCCACACCACCGGCTCACCGTCTTCCGCGCACACCGCATACAAGCTTCCAAGAATGACGATCATCGACTCTGAAAGCCCTATAGAGCGCTCGTGCACATAAGCCTTGCGCGTAGCCACGTCATGGCTGTGCCAAACCTCGAAGGTGACGAACTTGCCAGAGAAGGGGTGTGGCGCGGTGAAGTGGGTGTTCCAACCGTCTGAATGCACCTCCAGCAGCGGCCACATTCCGTCATTCGTGCGCTTATGGCTGAACTTGTGCGGGTTCATCGCGCTGCCGGTGTTGCGGCCTTTTTGCTTGTCCAGCTTGCTGTATTTCTCGCGGTACCAGTTGCACACCACATCGTAACTTGGCACCGGCTTACCCAGTGATCGCAGGGTTTGAGCCATGTTTTCATGGGCGGTGGTGATGTTCGGCTTCTGCGGGCGTTGCATCTCGGTGAGGAAGTAGGGCATCCACTCCTTCACACTCATATCGCGCCGAACCTTGCGCGGGATCAGCGCGTCGTCGCCACCTTCTTTACGCAGTTTGATCCAGCGGTACAGTGTGGTTCTGCCGAGTTTGCGAGCGTAATCAGGCAGCGCCTGACCTATGCGCGGCACCGCGCTGGCATGACCGCTTGTCCAGTCGATATCCCACCGAAAGCCATTCTTGTCATTGGCAAGACAGCACCACAACATCTGCATCGGTGACAACGCACCATCTTTGACGGACTGCAGCAGGATTTCTATTGATGCCGACAGCGTGATCCCGCGCGTTGTCGACGCGCGGTTGAGGCTGTTGAGGATGCCCAGCCGCGCATCGCGCACAATCAACTGCTCGGAATCAGCATCATCGGCACGTACAACCATCCTTGATTGGCGCACAGGAACCACAGATCGCCCAGACGTTCTATCCACCGATCTGCCGCCGCCTTCCATTTTTCCGGCAACTGCAACCAAATTCCCGCCTTGGGCGCTTGCTGCATTTCCGGGGATACAGGGCGGCTCCGCCCTGAAGTGTTGCGTGAGTAAATGCTTGATAACGACCTCCAGCACCGCCTTCGGCGGTTGGTATTCCATGCGCACACCACCTTTTCCGCCCTTGCCGGGCACTTGGCGCGATGGCCAGTGGTCGTTTACTGCGCGATCACGCATTCGCCGTTCGCTCGCTGGCAAACCAGCCAACTTCATCGCGGCCAGCTCGGCAGCGGAATACCAATGGGCGTTCATGCTGCACCCTTGAGCAACTTGATGATCTCCACCGGCGTCATGCGCAGATTGACCAGTCTCGCCCGCCCGTTGCGCCGATCTATCACCACCACCAGCGTGGCGTCACCGGTCAGCTCTGCCGCCAGATCGGCATCGATCCCGGCAGCGGCAAGCTGCGCATGTGCGCGGCCCATCTGCACGCGCCGCTCAAGCTCTCGGCCATAACGATGCACAGCACTTTTGCTGATCCGGTGCCCGGATTTATAGAGTTCGGACGCAATCTCCGCGTAGTCGCTGAAATTGCTGTCAACAAGACGCTTGCCGATCGCATTTCTTACAGCCAGCGGCAGCTTTTCAATTTTTGATCTTGGAGGCATTTATTTCCCCTTCAGTTTGAATACGGCTTCCAGCAACTTCTTGCGCTCGGCCAGCTCCTTCTCCTGCCGGTGCAGCTGCGCCCACTCCAGCAGGGCCGCATCATCACTACTCACCACGCGCCGCCCGCCCAGCTTCTCGGCGAACAACCCCAGCAGCGCGTCTTCCTCCACCGCAGCATCAAAGGCCATCGCCCGTGCCAGCGGGATCTCGCGGTCGGCGTGTGACTGAGCTGAGTAGCCGTTCAATGTGGGCACACCGATCTTCTCGCCAAGGTAGGTCGACATGCGGCTGGCGATCTCTTCGCGGCTGATGCCGCGCTCTGCGGCCCGCTTCATCGCCTCAGCCAGGGCAGCCGTGATCTCTGCGTGACAGCCCAGCGAGCCAGGGCGGGTCGAGCTGGGCGCAAACAGATCGAGAGTGTGGTGATTGTTCATGTCAGGACTGACCCGTTAAATTGACGTTGCGCGCTGGGCGGGAACCGTTAAACTTCTCACTGGTGGCCATGCGCCTGCAGAAATGCGGGTTGTTCAGGATCTCGTCTGTGTAGCGAGAAGGCCATATTTCTTGAGGGGTAACACCTATCGCCTTGGCGATGATGCTTTCCACTTTGGGATAAGGCCGGTGCAGTGCTTGACTGACCGCATCCACCGAGCGATAGCCGTTTGCGAGCGCCAAACCTTTCATGGTGGTGCCAGTCTTCCAAACGGCGGCTTTGATGTCTTCTTTGTGCCAGTCCTGCGGGGTTGGTTTTTTTGCCATGTCAGTTGTCCAAGTA